TCTATTATAACAAAATCTATTTTATATTTCAGTACCTTGAGTCCATTTTTGAAAATTTTCTTTAAATTTCATTAAAACAATTGCATCTTGCAAGCTAGAAAGTGGATAAACAAAGGGTTCTACTGTAATATCAGTTTTCTTTTGTAAGATAAAAATCGTCTTAGATTGTTTAGCACTGGCAAAAAGATTTTCAGGCAAACTAATCATGGCAACTAGATTCGCCTCCTCTTTCAACCACCCTTTCAATAAATCACTTTGAGGACTGGTCAACAAATCACTCGGAGCTAGAAAAATAGCGTAGCCATCTGATTTGAGGTACTTAATCCCTTGTTCCATGAGCAAGTGATGGGCGTAGGTATGTTCTTGACTAGAAGCAACTTGATGACGCGCTGCAACGGCATCATCAGGATAATAGCCAACAGGCAAGTCGCTGATGACCACATCGCTTTCTTTGAGCATTTGTGGACGAACGGCATCTCCTTGGACAAAGCCAGCCTGCAAACCAATCACATCTGCCATACTAGCTGCCAAATCAATCAGCAAATCATCCACTTCCATTCCCAAGTAATCCACTTTTTTATCAAGCGAGGTCAAGAAAGTAGCGCCCAAAATTCCCATTCCAGAACCCATTTCGAGGATAGAAATTTCCTCCTCTTTAAACAGCTCTTCCACGATAAACACCAAAAGTAAAGCAATGGCGTCCGGCGTAAACTGGTGATTGGCCTGTAAAGGCTCCGTTTGCCCTGCCTTCATCAAGAGAAATTGGTAGGTCTTGAGCCATTCTTCCTTGCGAAGCGCTAAACGCTTAAGGGCCTGATTATTCTCCTTGACCTGATTTAGCTCAGTCTCACCATCCAGATAGATGCTGTTTTGCTCCACCAAGGCGTCATAAAAGTTGGTCGCCAAATCACTTTGGATAATTTGGACATTCTCTAGTAAATACGTATAAGCTTGTTCAATTTTTTCAAAATCCATATTCCTATCTTATCAAATTTCCCTTCTTTTTTCCATCCTTATAGAAAAATCACTCCCTGACTAGGCGAGTGATTTTTGGGCTACTGTTAAAAAGAGTTCTGAGTAATTTCCTTGAAACAGGTCTTCAGCGCTATAGAGAATCTGACTATGCACCGATGAAAAACCATGATCAATTAGCTTGTTTTCCAGTTCACCTAAATCAAATCCATGATGGTTAGCTTCTGTCTTGGTAAAATCGGCAATAAGGAGTCGCCCATCTTCCTTCAAATGCTGATGAAACAGTGAGAGAGCTGCATCCAAATCAGGCATATGATGAAGAACCCGACTAACAACAATGCAATCAAACTCTTGCTTCAAGGGATTTTTCAGTAAATCGTGCTCCAAAAACTGGATATTCTTGATGTCTTGCTGCTCTGCTTTCAAACGAGCCTGCTCCAGCATTTTCTCAGAAATGTCTACAAGAGTGACTGACTTAGCCTGCTTGGCTAGGGGCAAAGCTAATAGACCCGTCCCACCACCAAAATCCAGAATTTCTTTGTCTGATAGAAGATCAAGCTGTTTCTCGACCGCTTGACAAACCAAGTTTGCAAGAAAGATATTTTTAGGGGAATCGAAAGTTTCTGCTTTGTGGTTAAAATCATGTTTCATGCTTTTAGTTTAGCACAAAGTAGCTTGATTAGCTAGGAATTCTCTTTCTTTTCAGGCTTCTTTTCCGATTTTTTCCTCTCTGCTTGATCACTTGAATCAGTCGCTGCCTCTTTCTTTTCATCTGTTTTCTCTTCTTTGATTTTGACTGAAGGAAATAGGAACTCATATTGGCTCTTAGGCGTGTGAACCCTTGTCACCAAGTTTGTTTTCTTATTTTGATAACTCACCTGACCCAGATTAAAGGCCTGTTCTCCACTTTCTTGTTCAGCTTTATCCTTGGTTCGCTTGGCCATGGCAAAAGCGATTAACTTTTCTTTATCCAAAGCATAGTCTTGATAGTGGGCGACTTGTCGGTTCAAGTAAAATTGCAACAAAAGACTAAAGATGGCTGCCATGGTGACTGCATAGAGGAGAACTCCCGCCTTAACTTTTTTCTTTTTCCACACGATAGATGAACTCCCTTTCTAAGCCTTTTTGAAACTGGAAACGAAAACGAACCACTTGATTGTCCTCTGTAATTTGAGCTGATTTGAGTCCATAAACCATAGGTTGATAACCCCGTCCACTGGCATCGGTTTTCCGAAAATCATCTGATTTTGACTTACCTATAGAAATATCCTTGCCATCCTGCTTCACATATATACGATTACCTTCCACTTTTTCGAACTGCGAACGGTCTAATTCTGCCTCCAGCTGATCCACAAACAAGAGCCACTCCTTTTGCTCGCTTTGTTGCTGGTAGCGAACTTCTGAAATGAGGAGCTGACTCATGGCCTGAAATAGGAGTAAACTTCCACTGATGACAATGAGAGCAATCAGGGATTCCAACAAGGTAAAAGCCTTGACCTTATGGCTCTTTGATAGCCAACAACTGTTCTGAACCATGGTAGACCTCCAATCCCTTTTCACTAGAAAACACCTGAATCTCAACTCCGTTGATGTTTACCTGATTTTGACCTGTCTGCAGGGCCATCTTAGCTACACGCAAGACTTCTTCCTTTTGCAAGATTCTTGCTTCTTCCTGCCTATTCTTCTGAATTTGTCCCAAAAGAAGGGTCGCAATGCTGGCAAAGATAGCTAAAGCGACTACTGCTTCCAGTAAAATCACTGCCCTAATTTTTTGTTTCCTTAATGCGTTTAATTTTTCCATTTCCTAAATCTAATTGATAACGAATCGCTCCTTTGCTGGTCTGAAATTCAACCTTAGCCAGGGACGAATTACCCCCAGCTCGGTCAAATGTAATACTTTGTCCTGAGGGTGCCTGAATTCCTTTAGGAACTGTCAACTTTTGACTGCCATTACTGATCGTCTGCCCATCTAAGTTTAGACTAGTCTTTTGCTGACTGGCTACACTGCGTTTTTGGGTTTCCCGATAGAGTTCTTCAAACTCCATAAAGAAAATCTGCTCCTCTACCGCCGCAAAAGTGGACTGAACAGAACCAGATAAACCCAAGGCAATGATACTCACAAGTCCCAAAACCAAGAGACTTTCAAGCATGGTAAAGGCCTTAATCCGCGACCGTTTGAGTCTTATTTTGTTTTGCATGATATTCTTTATAAGCTTTAGCTTGCTCTTCTGTGATGCGTTCATCTGCTTGTAATTTGCTTAGAGTAGCCTCTTCATTTTTATTCAAACTATAAAGCTCTGCCTGGCTTTCCACCACCTTAACAACAGCAGCTTTTCCTTTGTCATTGACTGCCTCTTTTTGCTTGGTCAGATTAGGCACAAAGAGCAAGAGAAGCACACTGATGATTAAAAGGACCACCAACATCTCAATCAAGGATAGTAAAATTATTGATTTTTTCCATCTCATACATCTGCAACGAATGCAACACGAGATCACGATATTTCCAGGTTGATACCAGGTACTCAATAACCTCTTGGTCCTCTATCTTGCATTCCATGAGTAGCAACAGCTTGACCGTGTACTTATTTTTCAAAACCGGCACCTGGTAAGTTACATCCACCCAATGCTCAAAGCCTAAGTCTGTCTGCTCTACGCTTGCAAGTTTAATGTTCAAAATGTTCATGTTTTCTTCCTCCTTACTTATCTATTCGTAAAAGAAAATAAAAAAAGCAGTGAAAAATCACTGTTTTTCTACTTTCAGAGCAAAATAAAGATATTCAAGCGAAAAAGAATACTCCTAACCCTATATCTATAAAGGTTTTTTCAGAATTTCAAGCGATTATCAAGCGTATTTCAGAGCAAACAAAAAAACCGCAAGCTATTGCCTGCGGTTGGTGTACTATATTTTTGGTTTCATACAGATTTTTAGTCAGATCTTTAAGAAAGCAATTCGTTAACTCTATCTTGAACTGCTTGTGCGTCATAACCAGCGCTCGATAAATTATCATATCGTTCTTGTCCATTGCCCCACAAACCCTGTAATACTTCTTGTGCTACGCTGTCAAGGTCTGAACTAGCGTTTCCACCATTTAAAAGACTATTCACTCTGTCTTGTACAGCTTGTGCGTCATGACCAGCGTTTGTTAAGTTGTCGAAACGTTCTTGTCCATTGCCCCACAAACCCTGTAATACTTCTTGTGCTACGCTGTCAAGGTCTGAACTAGCGCTATTTCCTGGTGTTTCGTCATTTAAAATAGCGTTAACTCTATCTTGAACGGCTTGCGCATTATATCCCGCATTTGTTAAGTTGTCGAAACGTTCTTGCCCATTACCCCAAAGACCTTGTAGAATTTCTTGCGCTACTTCGTCTACTGACTTACCGCTGGTCTTTTGAGTTGTTTTTTCTCGTACAACTATTTCTTGAACTGTCGACTCTTCTGAAGCTTTACCTAGCATTTCTTGAACAGTTGAACCAAGGGATTGATAATGCTTGATCTTAGCGATCACGTAGTCACGCAGACTGTCATTGTCTCCACCATGCAATTCAAGGGAACGTGCAGGACATGAAGTGCTTGAAAATTCATTGTGGAACTTGATATTTGAATAATTCGGTGTATCGCCATAGTAGATCATGTCTTCAGCCATTTGACGCAATACCATGTTTTCATTTTCGATGAACTCGGCATCTGTTGAGTTGTATTGCTGACAAACTTCATAGCTGATTGAGTTCATGTTAGCGTCACGGTTCGCAGCGCTCCAGGTACCATTGTAAGTATCTTCAACGCGAGCGATTGCATAACGAGTAATGTAGTAATGAGCGAAACCAAGCTCAGACTGGCCGTTGTCGTATCGAGATTGCAACCAGTTTACATAGCTTTCAACACTCATAGAACCAGCATCGTTGTGCATGATGTAGTATTTTGGCTTCTCAGTCGGACGTGAGCCAGCGATACCATTAAAAATTGTATTGTTAATGATTTTAACCATCGTTTAATCCTCCTTTGGATTTTTATATTCAAGTGCTTGCTTGCTATCAGTTAGACCTTTTGTTGTTGGGTCTGGAATGATATTTAGAATATTTACAATCGTCAAACCAACAAGATAAGGGTTTGAGAAGAATTTACCTAGCAAGTCTAAAATAACTCCCCAGCTAACCAAATCTTCCAGTTTAAGATTGAAATAGGCGAGAATTGGCAAAGCTAGTGCGAATGCAACTCGCAATAAGAATGTTTTATTTTTAAAGCTAAATCGTACTTTCCAGTTAATCATGTTTATTCTCCTTTTTTATTGTTTGTTCTGAATTAAATTTTTAAGCTCTCTCACATCCTCACCAAGCGATTTAACTTGCTCAGCTAGAACCAAGATCGCCTTGTTTTGCTCATCGTGGTTATCGAGCCGTTTGTTGGCTGATGTTTTGAATTCGTGCAGATTCTCGATGTCTTTCTCTAAAATCGTGAGACGATTTTCTTGCTTGGTAGCCTTATCTTTCATTGAAAAATAAAGACCAATCACAGGGATAAGGGTGATGAAGATCTGTACGAGAAATCGTTCGTATCCTGGCATAGACACCCCCTATTCTTTCCCTTCAAATTTCCAAGCGACACCCGTTCCGTTTTGTTCCAAGCTACCATTTGTCACAAATGCGCTGACAGGCTCACCGTTGTATGTGAATTCCTTATTAAGTTGAACCAGGATACGTTTCCCTTCACCGTTTACTTCAACATGGCTCGGGTCTTCAATGGTAATCAGGTCGTGTGGTAAGTAGGTCTTACCAACTTCAGCTAGTGGAATCAACTCAACCAGCTCTTTGTAAGTCGTTCCATAGCCAATATTCTTGCTCATGACAGAGTTCAAAACAAGAACATGGATGACCTTCTGGTTCACCTTCGAATTTTCTTCAGTCTGCTTAATAAGAGCTGCAAGCTTGTTCTGTTCACTCTCGTTTTGCGCAATCTTCTGATTAGCCTGTTCAAGCTGCGCTTGTGCTTTGACGATTGCTGCTCCTGGATCTAGTTCAGCTTTTAAAATATCAAGAACCGCTTGAATCAAGACATCCTCTGAATCATTTGTACGATCTCCTGAAAGTTCACGCATGTTCGTACTGTATCGATTGCCTTCAGATAGACGAATTTCTACCACAGTCTTAATGTTGTCTCCGAATCCTCGTGTATAAGGCTTGCTTGCTAGCTCATAATTGTTAATTGCCATTTGTCATTTTTCCTTTCACTTCTTCAAATTTTGCTTTGAGTTCTTCGTCAGATTCAATGATTCGTTTCATCTGCTCAAGCTCTATAGCAGTTACTGTATAGAGGGCTTCGAGCGTAGCTGATTGAGTAGCCTCATTACCGACTTTTTCACCTAACGATTTGATTGTCAGGCTGCTGATTTGTTTGTCTTGTTCATTCATGCTATTTTCTCCAATTTTTCTATTTTTTTATGTAGTTCTTGTACCGCTTTAATTAAGTACGGTACAAATTTTGAGTATTGAATTGAGAGATAAGAGTCATTTCCATCATCAAGAACCGCCGAAGGAATTATATCCTGCACTTCTTGCGCAATCAGACCAATTTCTTCATGGGTCTTATCCTTAATGTAGTCAAAGGCCACTAAATTTAAAACGTTTATTTTATCGAGAGCTCTGACCGGTGTCGATTCAATGTTCTCTTTTAATTTTTTATCTGATGCAGTTGTGATTCCAGCGTATTGTCTCCATTTTCCGGTAACAATTTGACTCCACCAGACAACTCTATTGTATCCACCGTCTGGATTATCCCCTTCTCCGTTCACATCGTCAGTGCCAACCCAAACGCCTTTGTGAGCCTTAATTTTAGAGTAAAAATTAGGGTTTGATATGCTTGAAAAATCCACTTTTGAATGGAAGGTCGCTTCATTTCTACAGTACATCTTCCCGTCTGTATTGACGTACCAAGCTTTTGGGCCAGGAGTGTCTAAACTTTCACCCCAATTTGCCCAAAATGCGTTCCTGTTCGCACCAGCGTTCGTTCCGTTACCCATCCCAACACTAACAGAGGAAATTCCTGTGATAAAATATCCATTCCTATTTGGATATTGACCAAATCTGAACCCTCCTATCAGACCTTGGAATCCTTCAAGCAAGGTCGCAGTAACTACAACAGACCTAAGCTTGTTGATGAAAGCTTCTTTAGCAGCGAGCGCATCTGTGAAGATGTTACTTGAAACGAACAACCGAGCCATGGCCTGGTCCATGATGAGCTTATCTGCAGTGATAGTCTTAGAACCAATAATTTCAGCATTCAGCTTCGCAAATGCACCTTCGCCGACAAATAATCGCTTGAAGTAACCCTGAATAGCCGTCAATTCATCAAGTAAGGTCTTACCCTTTAATCGAATCTTTTCAGCTTCAATCAAAATTTGATTGTTAGTCGCATTGATTTGCGAAACGATTGAACCTACACCGTTGATGTTCTGAACTGCCCACGAGCCAGCCAACTGTCTTTGGACGGTTTTCACAGCTTCAAGAGCATCATTTGGTGCTACTGAGTAATCAGATGAAGCTGAGCCCTTTTCTACTTTTATCAAACCATCATCGTACATACGAGCTGAGAATCTGACAAAATAAGCATTCGCTGGTACAGTGATTTGATTGATATTGTGTTGTTTGCCTACAGCCGTTTTATAAGCATTTAAGCCTGTTTTGCGGTTATCAATAGGATTTTTGTTTTTATCGAAAAATTGCCAAGCGGTCCAAGCCATTCCATTCTCAGGAAGAGTTACCCAGTGTTGGAAGATAATTTTTTCATTTGGATCCACTGAAATGAAATCGGATGTAACCTCCTTTTGTGTAGCATTCGCTACGTAAATGATTCCATTATTTCCTAAAAATCCTTTAGTGAGCGTTGAGGTTAAGAATAAATTCTGATGTTCCGCAAAGGCCTTCCCAACTTCAACCTGGAATAGCTGATTGGTCATGGCCATACGTGCGACCTTGTTAGAGATGTCATTTTCATTGCTACCAATGATACGCTCATAGAGTTGGCTGGTTTCTTTGACACGCTGGAAGTCAGTAGTCTCTACTTTTCGTGCTAGTTGATTGGTTACATTTGCAAATTGACTATCAGCATTTGCTTTGTTTGCAGAAACCTGATCAGATATTCTACCCATTTGTCGTTCAGCATTTGCTTTGTTTGCAGAAACCTGAGTAGTTAAATTTGAAATCTGCTTATCTGTACCTTGTTTGTTACTGTTTACCCGATTTGAAAGATTTGAAATCTGAGTAATAGTTCCTTGCTCACTGCTTGTAAGTCTATTTGATAGACCACTGATTTGACCGCCCACATCTTGCTTATAAGTAGTTATCTGACTGGAAATATCCGTGAACTTACCATCTACAGATTGACGATAACTTGCGATTTGACTAGTGATTTCTTTATTCGCACTAGTTTTAACAGCTTCAATCTTCTGATTGATACCCTTCACATCTTCTTGATAAATCGCTTTGCCTACATAGTCCTTCGCAACTAGCTCACGTACAGCCGTCGCTTGTTTTGCACTCTCCTCACGAGTGTAACGCTGTAGAGCTTCCTGTCTCTGGCCGTCTTTATTGACATATTCCTGAATAGCTGATAAGTCAGTTCGCAATCCCTGAGCTGTTCGCTCAAAGGTGGCCTTAGCCTCTGTGATGAGACCGTCAGTGTCCTCAATCGCTGGACTCCAGTCAGTTGCAACATTGCCTTTCTCAATCTTCACATCCCAGACGCTTTTGACAGCTTCTTTATGATAAGTATTAACGCGTAGATGATAAATTCCTGTCGGCTTATCCCAAACGAATTTCGTCCCTGTTGTACCTGTCTTAAGGTCCGATACAATTTGATAATTTCTGACATTTTTGTCCATAATCCAAAGAACCACATTATCAGACTCCTTATTCCCGTCGTGATGGGCCGTAAAGTTACCGTCCGTTTTGGCCGAAATGATGTATTCCTGACCCTGTTCCATGTAGATAGACGTCTGTCCTGCATAAAGAACATTATTATCAAAATTAGCTGGCTTCCGATCTGGAAGAAAAGGTCCTTTTGAGCCTCTTAACAAGTTAGTTCCACCAACCCGTAAGTTTGAAAATTCCTCTCGCAATTTCCCAGCTTCAGCCACAACTAAGGTCTTATCCGCCTTATCCTTAGTTGCATTCAAGATTTCCTGATGAATCGAGCTAGCTCGCACCTCGAATTCAGTCTGACTCAATTTCTGATCCAGCTTGTTCTGCGTGCTTGTTTCCAAACTCTTCACGGACTGCCTGATATTCTCAGCAGTCACGTTGAGTGAGCTGATATCCGCTTTGGTTCTGAGACCTTCAGTGAGACGGATCACCCCAGCGTCTAGTGCATCAGCGCGCTGTTTAAAGTTGGATTCAACTGCTGAAATCTGACCTTCTATATCTTCGGGAGCTTCTGAATAAGAAGTGTCTACATCGCTTATTTCAAACTTCGGCATCCAAATCCAAACTGTTCCTTCTTGGTTGAAATTGAACAACCATTCATTTGTTGAGAATTTAGACTCGTTCGTCCAACCTTTTGGAATATGGACAACATATCGTTTAATTTCTGTCGACAATATCACATTTCCGGTTTTATAGTTAATATTACCTAATCGTGATCTTAGAAGTATTCCGTTTTTACTTGCCTTGGCGTAAAAACTAATGGTCACATCTTGATTGGTCGTACTTCCAGAAATTACTTTTCCAAACTGACCAAAAGCTGGGTAAGTAATCTTAGGATTACCGTTATCTCGGCCAGATGGATTCTGACCAACGATTTTTAAGGCATTATGACCTAAATACTTATCAGTGCTATCAATAGTAGCCTCGTAAGTACTCGTCGTCCAAATTCCTGTTTTTGAAATGTCCTTTTTAAAAAGCGAATTCAAGAATAGATTTCGACCGGATGCCTGCACACTCGCTATCTTACTGGTCAGCTCCTCGGCTGTCTGCGTGAGTTCTGACTTGCTTGCCTTGCCATCGGCCAAGTTGGTCAGCTCTGCCAGTCTACGCGTCATCGTCTCTTCATAGGTCGCTTGCGCTGACTTTATACCAGACAGTTCATTCTTGGTCTGGATAAGTGCTTTTACTTGCTTCTCAATCTCAGCTGTAACCTGTTCTTGCTTCGGTCGAATATCGTTCACGATGGCCAGTTTCAGAACATCCAAGTCGCCCGACAAAG